GTTCGATGCCGACAACCGAATCCCTCACGACGACCGTCCTGAACCAGCAGAGGGCGCGTACGATGAAGTGATCTACGGCGTCGACTGGGGGTTCCGGAACCCGGCCGTCGTCTTAGCACTCGTCAGACAGGGCGACCGCTGGGTGGTCGTTGACGAGTTCTACGAGAGTCGCTGCACGGACGAGGACCACGCTGATGTGGCCGAGACGATGCAGGGACGCTGGGGACCAGGGACGTTCTACTGCGACCCGTCTGAACCGTCGAACATCGAGACGTTCCGTCGGCGTGGTCTGAACGCCCATCCGGCCGAGAACGACGTCATCCCGGGCCTCCAGCACGTCGCGGGGATGCAGGACTCGCTTCGCGTGGTTGACTCCTGCCAAGCCGTCATCAATGAGTTCGGGCAGTACCAGTACAAAGACGGCGACGAAAAAGACGACCCCGTCAAGCAGAACGACCACGCGATGGACGCGCTTCGCTACGCGCTGTTCACACACGCCAACCCGCCCGGCAATTCCGGCACTGGAACTTGGTAACCTCTTTTCATGACTGACCAACCACGCGACCCCCAAACCGGCCAGTTCGTCAGCCGCTCTGACACGGACGGCCAGTACGAGTTGACAGCCGACCAGTTTGACCCCGGGATGCGGTACGCGCTGGCGGCGGCGCTCGGCGACATCCCCGGGCAGGGCGACGACGGCGAGAACTACTACGAGACGTTCAACTGGGTATCGAATCCGACTGTCAAGGATTACTTCCGGAAGTACCTCCGGAACCCCTACGCCCGGGCCGTCGTCGACATCCCGATCAACACGGCGTGGCGTGACCCGCCGACGGTCGTCGACGAGGCCGAGACGGGACCAGAGGAGACGACCACGTTCGAGGCCGAGGTGGAGGCCCTCATCGACGAGGTCGACTTGTGGCACTACGCGCGGCGGGCGCACAAACTCGCCAGTATCGGCGAGTACGGCGTGCTCGTCATGGAGTTCGACGACATCGACTCCCCGGAGAGTTTCGCCGAGCCGGTCGAAAACGCGACGGCACTGACGGGGCTCCGGCCGTTTTCCCAAGCGAGTGTCGACGAACTCGAAACCGGCGGGCCGGGGTCGGGCCGGTGGGGCGAGCCGACGATGTATCGGCTGGATCTCACCGACGAGGACGACGATACGGAGGTCACGCGCAAGGGTCCGGACCAGCTCCGCGTTCACCACTCCCGTGTCATTCACATTCCGAGTAAGGCGCTGCTGGACGACGAGATACGTGGGACGCCCGCGCTCGAGCCGGTCTTCAACGCCATCTGTGACATCGAGAAGACGCTGGGGTCCTCGGCGGAACTCGCCTACCGGGCGACCGCGTGGGGGCTCGCGGTCAACATGGAATCGGACTTCAACCTGGAAGATGGTGGGTCCGACCTTGCCGACCACCTCCAGCGCTGGTACTACGGGCTCGAACCCATCATGCGACTCCAGGGCGCGGAGGACGTCAAGAGCCTCGGCGGTGAAGATATCGATCCGCAGCCAGTCATCCAGTCCGAGGTCGAGGCCATCTCGGCGCAGACGGGCATCCCCCAGAGTGTACTGAAGGGTAACGAGACGGGCGAGCGGGCGACGACCGAGGACATCAAGGAGTGGTACGGCAAGGTCGGCGAGCTCCGGACCCTGTACGCCACGCCGCGGCTGGTCCGCGCGCCGCTACAGCGCTGTCTCGACGTCGGCGTGCTCACGCCGCCTCGTGGCGGTGGGTTCGATGCCGAGTGGGACCCGCTCGCGGAGACGTCGGCGATGGATCAGTCGGAGATTCGGGCGAACCGGGGACAGGCAGCGAAGCAGTTCCAGTCGCTTATCCCGGCGTTCGGCTCCGAAGAGTGGCGGGCGTTTCTCGAAGACGGCGAGATTTCCGACCTGCCGGACAATCCAGAGGCCGCTATCGAACCGGGCGATGTCGCCGCGCTTGAAGAGGAACGCCAGCGCCTCATGAACGACGGCGGCCAGGTCGACGGGTAGATGGCGGCTGCCGCGGAGCCGTTACACAACTCGTCTGACCCGACGGCCACGCGCACCCTTCGGGAGAAGGAGTTCCGCCCCGCACTCACCACGCGCCTCCGAGCGCTGAAAGGGGCCATCCGGGCAACCGTCGGCTACGAGCAGGACTTCTTTGACCTCCGCTCTGACGCCCGGGCCGAGGTGACGGCGTCGGCAGCGACCGAGGAGCGAACGTACGAACTCCTCGCTGCGGCGGACGACATCCGACCGACTGACGAGGGCGACGTCCAGACGAAGCGCGAGCGGGGCGCGGTCCCGGCGTTCAACGAGTGGCTATCGGGGCAACTGGAGCAGGGCGTCCTCGAGGTCGCCAGTGGACCGACCGTTCGCTCCGGCGGGCACTACACAGGGCGGTATATCCGCGCCGCCGCCGAGCGAGGGTGGACTGACGGCGGGCGACGGCTCGTCCGGGCCGGGGCGGACGCCGACGCCATCGAGGCATCCTTCGACCTGCCGGTCCCCCAGAGACAACTCCGTGACCTGTACACGCAAGCGTACCGCGACCTTCAAGGAATCACGCAGAACCTCGAAGACGAGATCCGAGACGAATTGACGCGTGGACTCGTCGAGGGCGTCCATCCACGAGAGATGGCCCGGCGGCTGAACAAACGCGTCGACGTCTCGATCACGTGGGCCGAGAACCTCGCCCGGACGCAGGTCATCAAGTCCTACAACGAGGAAGCGCTCCGGCGGTACTCGGAAGCAGGCGTCGAGGACGTCGCGGCCGAAGTGGAACATCTCACCGCGGGGGACGAGCGCGTCTGCGTCGTCTGCCGGTCGCTGGCAGGCGAGACCTACACCATCGCCGAGGCGAGCGGTCGCATCCCCGTACATAAAAACTGCCGATGTACGTGGATACCGGTCCTTGGCGACACCCAGCAGGCGACGCTCAACCGGGCAGTGTCCTAACCACTCATGACTCGCACGAAATCCCAGGATACGATTAGCCCGCGCGACACTTCGGCGACGACCATCGTCGTCAAACAGCGCGGGAGCACGGCCGACGTGCTGTATCGCTTTATCAGTACCCTCGACGCGGACATCCACATCACACTGGAGGGGACTGACACAATAGACGGCGAGAGTTTTGCCGAGGCGGAGACGCTCCCCATCGGTGGCGGGTCGGGCGACCCCGACGCCGACACGAAGCTCGTGACGGACGGGAGTTCGACGACCCAGGTCGAGTCGACGTTGTTGAGCGAGGGCTGGCCGTGGCTTCGGTTTACCATCACGGCCCAGACCACGCCGACGGCCGGGTCGGTCGAACTCCGCGACGTGACGAACGTCTGACCATCAACCATGCACGACGACGATACACACGACTTGCGGGTCTCCGCACGAACGGCCCGCCTGACCGCCAGCACAGACGACAACGGCCCGCCGTACACCTTCTCGGGTATCTCGGTCGCAGCCGGCGACGTCCTCCACATGGACGACGGGACGCGCGTCCTGTTCACGGCCGATGAACTCCGCAAGGCAGCCGAGACACAGGCAGGCGAGCCGCTAAGTGTCGACCACCCGACCGATGAAGACGGCCAGCCCATCTACCCTCCACCGACCGAAGAGTCACCGGGGAAGGTCCCCAAAGCCGGCTGGCTTGAAGACCAGCAGGCGGTCGGCTACGAGGCGACGACACACGACGAGAACATCGCCGTCGGGGTCCAGGCCGGGAGTTACGAGGTCTCGGTCCACCCGCAGTTCGCGCTCGGCGAGTACGTCGAGGACCGCGACGCCTACCGGGCGACCAACATCAAATTCCGAGACCTCTCGGTCGTCTCGAAGGGTGACTCGCCGTCGAACACGGCGGAGTGGGGGCCGAATCAGGCGCTCGCATCATACACCATCACGGCCGACATTGGGGCGGAACTCGACGCGGCGGCATCGGCTGACGGGGGCGGCGACACGCCGCAGCAGTCCCTCGTCAGCAGCGCCGTTCGCGGCACCCTCCGGGCGCTCGGCATCGACACCGACGCTGTCGCCGACGACGCCCCGACACTGACAGCACAGCTCTCGGACGAGGCGGCGGAATCCGCTACGGACACCGGTAGCAGTAGCAGTTCTGACACACCAATGGACAGAGACAGCACCATCGACACGCTCGCCGACGAGCACGGCCTCTCCCGCGACGCCCTCTCCGACATGGACGAGGGTGACCTGGAGACACTCACCAAGCAGTTCGGCGACGGTGGTACCGATACCCCCGACGACCCGTCGGGCGGCACTGACGGCGGCGGGCAGACGCTCGCCGACATGACGGTCGACGACCTCGCGACGAGCCTTGAAAACCACGGCTTCGTCACCGAGGAGTCGGTCGACGAGGCCATCGCCTCGGCGCAGTCCCAGACTGAGAAGGCCGAGAAAGTCGACGAACTCATCGCGAAGAGCGATTCCCACGACGAGGACGACCGCGAAGAACTCATGGCCTCGTCGGAGCCCCTCATCGACGCGGCGCTCAAGCAGGCCCGCGGCCAGACGGCCGCGAGTGTCCCGGGCGTCGCCGGCATCTCGTCGAGCCTGACCGCCGACGCGTCGGACTCGGACGACGACCTCGACGCCTACGGCACGGGAGTGCAGGAGGACTAACCCATGATCGCACAGAATCAATCGGTCATTGCGAACGTTGAAGGCAACGAATCGTACGTCGAGGGCGACGCCGACGGGTCGATGTCGCCCGGCATGGGCTGCGTCTGGTACGAGGACGCCAACGGCGACCGCCAGGTCAAACTCGTCGGTGCGGACGCACAGTGTGCCCGCGTCGTCCGCGAGCAGCGGAACCCGCCGCGGAGTCTCGGGTCGGTCGGCGACTCCGTCCTCGACGAAGCGTACAATTCGGGCGACAACGTGGAGACGGTCGGTTTCCGTCGCCACGACCGCGCTCGACTCCGGCACGATGGAAACATCGGCACGCCGTCGAACTTCGAGGACGCCGAAGTCGGCTGGGACTCGAACGGCTACATTACGTCTTCGCCGACGACGGCCATCGGCCGCGGCATCGAAGTGATCGACCGCGCCAGTGGTGACGACTTCGTCATCGTGGAGTTCTACTAATGAGTTCAGCAAACGTTTCTGACACGACGGTTCAGTGGTCCAAGCAGGTCGAGGACGACCTCTCGCTGACGGCACAGACATCGCTGTTCAATCCCATCAAGGACGTCCGCGAGCGAGCGCTCAAGCAGCTCCGGGCGAGTTCGCCGTACTCGGCGGAGATGTGGGAGCAGCTCGACAAGGCGACCGGCGTCAAGTCCGACCGCCCCACCGCGGAACTGACGGCCGACTCGACGCTGAAGGTCGACTCGTGGGCGCAGTACGCCGACATGGTCCTCAACGACCAGTTCGTCGAGTCGACCATCGTCGACATGCTGGTGTCGGCCGGCTTCGGCGTCTCGGCGTCGCTCGCTCGCTACGCGCACTTCTCGCCGCTGTCGAGCGTCCGCATGGAAGCCGAGACGTCGATGAACATGCGGACCCGCAGCGACCAGGAGATGCCTGGGCACGCCATCGATGGCGTCCCGCTCCCGCTGCACATCGTCACGTACCAGATCGACGCCCGCGAGTACCAGAACGCCCGGGCGTTCGGCGAGGACTTTGACGACTCGGTCGGAACCGAGGCCCGCCGCGCACTCAACCGGTCGGAGGCATCGATGCTCTGGAGCGGCTCGGGCATCGACGTTCAGACCGAGCGCGGCCTCCTTTCCATCGACGGTCTGGACTCGAACATCGACGAGGTCCTGCAGGCGTCGAACTCCAGCGGCTGGATTGGCGATGCCTCGGGGATGCTGTCGGACATCGACGAACTGCACGACACCATCGAAGACCAGACCGACGTCGTCGACGTCGACGATGTCCCGCTGGTCTCCGAGACGGGCGCGTGGCTGTTCGTCCCCCGGGCGCTGTGGGGCGAGTGGACGCGGCAGGACTACGAGACCGAGCAGGCCGACGAGACGGTTCAGGAGCGGGTCAATCGGAAGTACCCCTACCTGAACGTCCAGCCCGCGCCGCGGCTTGACTCGGACTCGTGCATCATGATGCTGAACGACCCGCGGTACTTCCAGGTCGTCACCGCGCAGGGCGTGACGAACACGTCGTGGGAGTCCGAGGGTGGGGCGGCGCTCAACAACCGCCTCATTAGCTCTCGGACGCCGTTCATCCGGCACCAGCCGGATGGTATCGCTGGAATCGCGCGGATGACGGGGATCGACCAGTAAGATGTCCGAGACCGTCGACGTCCGCGTTACCGACGGGGATGTGTGGGTCGACGGCGACCACTACGTCCGCGGCGACGAGGTTACGATTCCGGCCGGCGTGTACGAGCGCATCCCCGAGTCGTTCGAGCGCGTCACCGAGACGTGCGACCACGTCAAGGATGACGGTGACGTCTGCGGCCGAGACCTTCCGTGCCGGTACCACAGCGACGAATAGTCCATGACGTCAACCACCTACGACGCTATTCGGTCCGCGCTTGGGAAGGACCAGTCCGAAGCCCCCGACGACGAGTTGGAGTTCGACAAGGAACTCGCCGAGGGGATCGTCACGGACGAACTCGACCCGTACAGCAGCAACACCGACGCACTGGAGGACACGGCCGCGCTGCTCGCTGCAGCGTACTACACCGGCGAGGGGACGGTGGGCCAAATGTCCCAAGGGTCACAGCAAGTCTCGTTCACAGACGGTGCGCTCGGGTACTGGCGGAAGGCAAAGATGCGCGACCCCACCGGCCGTCTCCAGAAACTCGAAACGCAGAGTGCGTCGATTTCGGTCCCCGAAGTCAAGTAACGATGCCCGGGATGGAACTCGACGGCCTCGCGGAGTTCAAGGAGGCCACCGCGGACATGGCCGCGGACGTTACCACCGACGAGTACACACGCGTCGTCGGGACGAACGTCGAGTACGCGCCCCCGGTCGAATACGGGACTGCCCCGCACACGATCACGGGCGACCCGCTGGCGTTCCCCGGCGAGAACGGGGAGACGGTCTTCGCGACGAGCGTCGACCACCCCGGGACGCCGGCCCAGCCACACGTCCGCCCGGGCATCGCCGAGACCGAGCGCCAGCTCGCCGAACTCGCCGTCGCCGCGGACTCCCTGGAGGAGTTCCTCGACACGGCCGCACTGACCGCGGTTCGCGAAATCAAGCTCCGAACGCCCGTCGACGAGGGCAACCTCCGGGCGTCCTACCGCGTCTTGTAACCCATGTCCCGCCTTGATGAACTAATGTCGTCGACGATGAGCCACCACGCCTCCGCGCGGGGGGTGTTCGGTGACGAAATTACGCTGTACAACTTCTCGGACGAGAACAGCGACCCGACGGACGCGCCGGACTGGACGCGTGACGCGGGCGTGCTCATCGAGGGGCATATCGACTGGAAGACGACTGACGACGTCGTCGAGACGGTCGCGGGCGAGGAGGTCCGCGCCGACGCGGACGCGTTCATCCCCGAAGAGTACGACGTCCGCGACGGACGGCGCTCGGGCGAGCGCGCGTCGGTCATCGAGGACGGCGAAGGCAACGAGTTCCGCGTCGAGCACGCGTACGTCGAGGCGGGCGTCTACGTCTGCACGCTGAACATGCGCGAGACGTTCGTCAACGAGTAATCCCCTCACATCATGCCCTACGACCGCGAACCCATCCTCGGCAAGGCACGCGACGTGCTGGCGACCTCCTCGCGGTGGCCGACCAGTGACGGCATCGGGCCGACCGAGTCGCCACCGCTGGACCTGACGGTCCACACGCGGGGGCGGGACGCCACCGTGTCGAACCCGCAACTGTCCATCGAACTGGTTGATGAAGCGCCGTCTGGGACAGCCATCGCAGGGGATGGGTCGGGGCCGACCGTAGAAACCACGGGCTTGCTACAGGTGGCCGTCGTCGCCGGCAGTCACGAACGGCTGGACGGAGCGGGCATCGACGACGACAGCATCGATGTCGCGTACCGACTCGCACAGACGGTCAAGGCCATCTGGCACCACGAAGCACCGACCGGCCTGACGGACGAGGCGGGGAGCATCGAGTACGACGGCGTGGTGCCGGGGCAGACCCGCCCCCTCCCGAACGCGCTTCGGGAATCGAACCCCGCGAAAGTGGGCGTGCTGCAGGAACTGAGATACGAGTACACGGACAAGACACCGCAGTAATGCACCTCAAGTTCACCAACGAGGTCGGCGTCAGTCAGTTTTACCGCCCTGACGTGATGGCCGGCCACTACGACCCGCCGGGCGTGCGCGTCTGGGAAGACGACGCTGGCGTCCGGCACTTCAAAGTCGTCGCCGAGGTCGGCGAGGCACTCCTCGACGAGGAGGCGTTCGCCGAGTACGACGGCGCAGACGACACTCCCGACGAGTAACCACACATGACACTCCTCGATCCGGGTGGGTTTCGATCCACCGAGCTCAAATTCGCAGAGGAATCGACGCAGGGGGTCATCGCGACCGACCCCACGTACGAGACTATCGCCGACACACTCATTTCGGTCGAATACGAGGGTCTCGGCCCCGAACAGGTCGAACGCCCGGCCATCGGGGAGTCCGTCGCGGACCTACGCGCCGGGGTCTCCGAGCCCTCGATCACGGTCAGCTACGAGATGAGTCGCTGGTTTTACGACAACAGCGGCGACCCGGACGACCTCGCGGGGTACGCGCTGAACCGTGTCGCCGGCCGGCCGTTCTCGTCGCTGATGGTCCGGCACCAGATCACCCTCGGCGACAACGAGAACGGCGTCTACGTCCAACCCGAGGCGACGCTCGAAGCGCGAGAAGGCAGTGCCTCCAGTCCGACGCCGAAAGAGGCCCGACGCGTCGCCGTCGCGGTCGGTGTCGACGTCGAAGAGGCCACGCCCACGGGCGAGGTCTCCGAAGGCGTGTGGGTCAACGAGGCGACGCTGGCCGCCGAAGACGTCCGCGTCTACCAGTTCGACCAGCCGCAGTCGGGGCAGACGCTCGAATACGCGTCGACCGACTCGTCCGACACCGACCTGCACGTCACGGTCGAGGCCGACGACGGCACGAGCGAGACCATCCAACTCGACACGTCCGACGCGACGACCGCGGCGTCGGGGTCGGCCACGTTCGACTCCATCGCGAACGTCGCCGTCTTCGAGGACGACAGCGGGTCGCCGGGCGAGCGCTCGACCAGTCATGCGGGCAACATCACGGTC